TTACATGGGTGTGGATGTCCGGGAAGTGGAACAGGTAGACGATGGGGAGATGGGCGAGGAAATGCCCGTATAGCGCCATTTAGCTGAACTTTGACAGCCGACGAGACGTGCTCTAAAATGGTTGCGAGGGATAGGAGGCGTCTGATCAACGCTTCCGAAAAGCCGTTTTCCTGGACGGCCTTCCCTCCTACAACCGTCCAGGAAGCAACTACAGGAGGTTGCGACAAATGAATAGCACGTCTTCCGTTGTGTCGATCCATCGGCATGAGCTGCCGGCTTTGGTGGAGGCTGTACTTTACCATGCTGGGCGTCCAGTGACTGCCCGGTACGTGGCCGACATGGCCGGTGCAAGCGAGGATGAGGTTCGTCAGACTTTAGAACGGCTCCGTAGTCGCCAGAGCGACGATCGGGGCCTTTATGTGTTCTGGGATGGGCGCCATGCGGGTCTCGGCATCCATCCGCGCTACGAGGCGATGATACGCCTCACCGACCAGTCGTACATTGACCATAACATAGCGCTGATCGAGGAGTATCTAAGCGTCCAGCGACAGAGGGGCAGGCGCCCGGGCACGATCGAGAGCTACCGCCAATTCTTGGTGCGGTACGCAAAAGAGCTGGGCAAACCGATTGATGAGGCTACGACCCGGGACGTTCGGCGATTCCTCATGACAGAGGAATCCGAGCGAGGCAACGTCCAATCGACCATTGCTCGGAAGATACACATACTCTCGTCGATGTACCAGTGGTTCCACCGTGAGGAAATCATCGATCGGAACCCGATGGCTCGGATTGATGCACCGGCAGATGATGAATCGCCGCCCAAATATCTGACGGTGGAGGAGCTGGAGCGAGTCCGGGATGCTTGCAGGTCATTTATGGATCGGCTACTCGTCGAGCTGCTCTACTCATCGGGCGTACGGGTGTCTGAGGCTGTCGCCCTCGATTGGACCGACATCGACTGGGAGGGCAAACGGGCGCTGGTGCGTGACGGCAAAGGCGGCAAGGCAAGGGTTGTCCCTTTGTCTACCCGAGCAGTGATGCTGCTGCGGGAATATCGCAAGCGGCGCACGGATGAGCAGCCGTGGGTTTTTCAAAGCCAGTTTCGGCAACGCATGTCGAAGGCTGCGATCCAGTCTCGCATGCGAAAACTCGGGGAGAGAGCCGGTCTTACTGAGCGGCTCACGCCGCACCGACTGCGCCATACACTTGCGACACACTTGCTGGCCGGCGGGACGCCCATACACGTGGTCCAAGAGATTCTCGGGCACGCGTCAGTACGGACCACGCAGGTATACGCCCGGACGCAGATGGAGCAAGTGGAGATGTACTATCGACGGGTGATCCCGTAACAGTCCAACCGCCCTTCGGGGCGGCTTTGTTTTATCACGAGGTGATTATATGTCCGTACCTAAGGGATGGCCAGCCAACTTATCGCAGAGCGCAAACTTCGGACTGCCTGCCACTATGTCATGGTCGGCTACGGCTTCGGCGGCTGAGTTCATCAAGGCCTTCTTCGGTGCGGACCCCGTCCCAGTCTTCCCATGGTCGTGTGATCCCCAACGCGTCGAGGAAAGCGTGGTGTTTCAGACGGCCATCACTCGGTTCGAATCTGGCCGAGAACAACGCCGTGCCCGGGGCCTACCCAGGCGCCGTTGGCGTTTGCGGTTCCGCAAGGGTGAGGCGGACGCAAATGACATCTGGGACTTCTATGTTGCTATGAACGGCCCTTTTGAGCCGTTTTTGTGGGGCAATCCAGTCGATCACAAAGCCTACTGGGTACGGTTTGCCGACATTCTGACGCGACGTGCCATGTGGCGGGCCGTATACGAGTTCGGTATCGAGCTGGTCGAGGTGAGGCGATGATGGAGATCTTCGCATGGCCATGCGATCCTGAGATGATTGAGGAGAGCATCGAACCCAATGTCCTGATCAGCCAGTTCAACGTAGGGCGTGATAAGCGCCGGGCTAAAGGGCCGCCGCGCAGACGGTGGTCGCTGAGGTTCCGCAAGGACCAGGTGGATGCCAATGCTATCTGGTCTTTTTACGTAGCGAGACGGGGGGCCTATGAGGCGTTCCTGTGGACGAACCCGCTAGATAACGAGACATACACCGTGCGATTCGATCGTGACGACCTGACGCGCACAGTCATGTGGCATTGCCTGTTTGAGTTTGGTCTGGATCTGGTTGAGGTGATCACATGAGAGACCTGCCACCGCCTATTGTGCAGGAAAAAGAGAAAACGGAAAATCGCCCCGTCGAGCTGTACCAGGTGTATCTTGAGGAAACAACGCTGTATCTTGCAGCACACGATGAAGAGGTGGAGTTCTTCGACGAATCCGGGGATCCGATCACCTATCTGCCCGTAGGGATCAGCAGAACGCCAATCAAGACCAACGTCGAGACTAAGGTCGACGAGTGTACCGTAAGCCTCGACAACGTCACCCGAGAGATGAGTGCTTACGTGGCGCATACCGACCTGAACGGTCGTCGGTGCAAAATCATGAAGGTGTTTCTGGAATTTCTGGACGATCCAACGCACGCTGTGACGATTTTCGACGGAATCATGGATGCACCTGTGCTCAACGAACAGGCTATGCAGGTTACGGTGCGTTCTCGACTGGACACTCTGACCGTGACCACGCCACGACGTCGATATCGGAAGCTCTGCAACTGGAAGTTTGGAAGTCCCGAATGCGGGATTGATCTAGCGTCCGTTACGGTGGATGGTATCGTCGAGGCTATCGACACCACAGGGACTGTGTTAACGCTGCAAGGACGCAACGAGGCGGAAGGATATTTCGTCGACGGCGTGCTCACGATCGGGGGCGAAAGCCGCCTTGTGACGGCCAGTGACGGTGCAACCATAACGGTAGACTTTCCGTTCACTGTGGAGGTCGTAGGGGAACCCTACATGCTCCGCAGGGGGTGCAACAAGACCTATGACGAGTCGTGCGTTGCCAGATTCAACAACGGAGAACGGTTCGGGGGGTTTATCAGTGTCCCGTCCAGCTATTGAGGCGGCTGTGGCCGAGCACGTCGGCATCCCCTATAAGCATAATGGCCGTGGTAAAGACGGTATAGACTGCTTGGGTTTAATCGTGTCATTTTATCGCCGCCTTGGCATTGAGCTACCAGACGGTGACGGCGAGCCCATCGCAGCAGACTGGTGGAAACGTGATCCCGGACGATATTTTCGTGGCCTTATGGCGGTGGGCCGACCCGCAGAAGGCAAGCTGCGACCCCTTGATCTAGTGTACTTCGCTCTGCGTGGCAACATCGTGACACACGGTGGCGTCATGGTGGACGCGCAGCGTTTTATCCATGTGCTGGAGCGCCGGTCCGTCATGGTGACTCGGCTAAGTGGATGGTGGCAGTCAAAACTCGTCGGTGCGAGGAGGTTCGTGTAGCATGGGTGCTGGTGCGTTAATAGGCGCTATTATAGGTGCCGGCCTATCAGCAGCAGGCAGTGCCGTACTTGGGACGACGCTCTTGGCGTCTGCCATTACAGGTGCAGCTCTGGGCAGCATATTCGATCGCAAACGCACGGCACCGGTGTCCCCAACCTACGAGTTTGGTGAGCTTGTCAATACCCACTCACAGGCCCTACCTGTGCCGATCATTTACGGTAGAGTCAAAGTCGGCGGCAACATCATTTATCACAAGATCAGTGACGACAAGAAGACCGTCACGATGGCTGTGGGCATCGGCGAGGGCGAAATCGACGAGATCGAGCAGATCTACGTCGATGACGTGCCTATCGAAGAGGTTAAGGACGCAAAATGGGAGGTCTTTAAGGGCACGCCCTCTCAAAAGCCAGGACTTGCCTATGCTTTGGTGACGGATCAAGGTATTACTGTGACGGCCAAGGCTCCCGGGCCAGTCGGTAAAAACATCAGCATCGAGTTTGTCGACGCAGGACCTGACAAAGACCTTCAGGTGTCCGTCGTAGACGGGACGCGCATCATCGTCCAGCTGGAAACAGGTCCCGAGGAATCGTACTACGACGAGGAGTACGACGAATGGGAGTACTGGCACGACATTCGATCAACTGTGAACGACGTCATTACGGCCATCAACGCTGATCCTGTCGCAAACCAGATCGTCGAGGCGTCATTGGCAGATGGCGCCAATCCAGGCGTGATCGTTTGGTCAACGGGTAGACGCTATTTATCCGAATACAGTTCCATCTATATCGACACGGAAGAGCGTTGGCCCTATACGGCGGTCGTTTTGGCGCAGTTTAGTGCATCGAGCCAGATGACGAGCACCCCGACGATTACGGCGCTTGTGCGTGGTAAAAAGGTGCCCGTCTGGGACGCGGAGGCGGAAGAGTGGGTAGTGCAGTATACCAATAATCCGGCATGGTGCGTGCTCGACTTCCTACGTTCGAAGCGCTATGGCGTTGGCATTGAGGATGGCAGGATCGACTTCGAATCGTTTTACGAGGAAGCGCAGTACTGCGATGAGCTGGTTCCCGATGGCAATGGAGGCATGGAACCTCGGTTCCGGCTCGACTACGTCATTGACTATGAGTCGTCCTCGCTTGATGCGATCGAGGACATGCTGGCCACGTTCCGGGCGTATCTGCCGTACACAGACGGCAAGCTGCGCCTCAAGGTCGAGAAGAGCGAGGCCCCGGCTCACGCCTTCACGATGGACAACATCGTTCATGGTAGCTTCTCGTACTCCAAGGCATCACGCAAGGACATCCCAAACCGCGTCGTCGCGGAGTGGGTCGATCCGGAGGCTGACTTTGAACGCGTCGAGATTGCCTACGACAACGAGATCGACCAGGATCGCCGGGGTGAGGTCTACAGCCGTACCGTTACCCTTCTGGGCGTCACACGGCCCGGACAGGCCGGCCGCATGGCGCGCTTCTACCACGATAGCGCCTTCTGGGCGAACACCTTCTGCGAGTTTCGCGTCGGGATTGATGCCCTGCACTGTGAAGTCGGGGACGTGGTGCAGGTATCACACGACGTGCCGGGATGGGACAAGAAGCTGTTCCGCATCCTGGAGATCGAAGAGGCTGAGAATGACGAGGCTCTCTTGCGTCTCCGGGAGTATGTGCCGGCAATCTACCATGACCTGGGCGTCGAGTACCAGCCTGGGAAGGACACAACACTGCCGAGCCCGTTTGCGCCGCCTCCGCATGTTGAGGACGTCCAGGTGGGGGAGATCGTCCGTGTCCGGTCTGACGGTACCATCGCGGCAAGCCTCCGTGTCGTGTGGACAGCGCCCGAATACCCGTACTACTATGGAGCTCGTGTCTACTGGCGCAGCGAGACGGAACCTGAGTGGATATATGCCGGTATGACGGATCGGACGGTGTTTGAAATCCCGATCGCGGAGCCCGGCGAATACGAAGTGCTCGTCCAGTCGGAGTCCATAAGCCGTATCACAGCGCCGTTTGAGACTGCGCCGACGGCGACAATTGAAGCGACAACGAAGACTGCGGTCCCACCCGAACCCCCGGATGCGAATGACTGGTCTGTAAGCCGGATCCCGGGCGGTGTAGAAGTGCGGTGGAACAGGCCCAACATACCTGATTGGGACAGCACGGAGATCCATATGTCCCAATCCAGCGGGTTTAACCCGACTGGTTGGGATGGATCGCGGTGGACCTCCAAGCCTAACAGTCCGGCCGAGTTCGACGGCAGCACAAAAACCTTGATTACGACATCTAAGGGACAGAGTATCCAAATCACGTCGGGTATCTCACACCGCACGACGTGGTATGTGAAGATCGTCCACGTCGACACGTCGGGTAACCGGTCAGACGGCAGTGTTCAGGAAAAATCCATCACCATTGGCAGCACGCGCGGGACGGTGGTCGTTGCAGCATCTGATGCGAGCGACTATTGGAAATCCGTAGCGGACTATATATGTGATGGCATCAATGATGAGGCGGAGATCAACGCCGCTTTGGCAACGGGTGAGACAGTAGAGCTTTCCGAGGGAACGTTCACCATCGTGAGCCCTATAAGCATGCCGAAAGGATCCGCACTTGTGGGCCAACGAGAGAAGACTGTAATTCAAGGGACGGTGAACGGAACGAACCCCTTGATCACTTTGCATGTCAACGGACACCAAACAGTTGAGAGACTGGTACTCGATGGTCTAGGGTCACGTTCCAGAGGTATAGCAAATCAGACTGGCGGCGACCCAGACAACATTCGCATTCAGGGGGTTAGTGTGAAGGGTTTTGTCACTTATGGCATGCACTTACTCCATGTAACCAATTGCCGGATTAGCGACTGTCAAGTGACTGAATGTCTAGTTGGAATGATCGTTCTTTCGTACGGCGGCCTTCTTCTGGAAAGCAATCGCATTTTTGCCAATGCAGACACTGGCGTCGTCGTAAACTCGAGACTCGCGGACGACGTATCAGACCTCATTATGGGGAACCATTGTATTAGGAACGGGTATGACGGTCTAAGTGTAGCCGGAAGGAATATCATTGTAACGGGCAATGTGTGCTCTGAGAATGTCAGACACGGTATACACGTTCCCACATCCAGTTATGTCGGTGGTATCATCGACGGCAACGTTTGTAACAAGAATGGCTTCAATGGAATGCACATTACCAATCATCACGGCATGACCATTTCAGGGAATAACTGTTCGGAAAATGGCACGGCCGGTATATTTCTAAACGCCGCGCAACACAACGTGTTGAACGGCAACTTCTGCCGAGCGAATGGTCAAGTAGAAGACGACTTGTTTCCTCGGGCAGGGATAGTTATCCATGGATCTTTTTCACATGGGAACACCGTCCAAGGAAATATCATCAGGAAGGGTGACTTGCCGATTAAACCGGATTATGGAATCCACATCGGTCCATTCTGTGAGGACAATTTTATATCAAACAACGACCTCTTAGACAGCGGCACCGTCAAGGCCATCGATGACAATGGGGTTCGAACCGTCACGGATTCCGGAAACCGACAGTGACACTTATGCTATATTGAAGGGGAAAGGAGGCTCTTGTATGAAGACTAGAACATTGCCTTTCCCTTTCGCAATCACGCTTATCATCGTGGCTGTCGTCGCTGCCGGCTGTGTCGGCGATTCTATGGGTAATAAGACGTATACGGCGTCCGGCATTGTCACCGACGAAAGTGGTACACCGATCCCTGGCGTTACCATCCTGTTCAGCGGACCGTATGGTACAACGAAGACAGACACGCAGGGAACATGGTCGAAATCGGGGCTCAGGGGGACCGTAACGATCTCTCCGTTGAAAGACGGGTATCAGTTTGAGCCTCCGACGGAGACCATCACCTATGCAAGGCAGGTGAACTTCGTGGGGGAACCAACATCGTTGGCCATTTCACCGACAACCGTTACGCTCATGGTAGATGACACACAGGTATTTGAAGCCTCGGGACGTGACAAATATGGACAACCAGTTGAAGTAAACCCTGATTGGATTGTTACTGGCGGAATCGGCTACGCGTCTCCAGGCAAGGGAAAGACGACAGCTTTTACAGCCACGACGCCTGGCGAGGGAACCGTGGTCGCCGAACAAGGCAGCATGGTTGTGTATGCCGTCGTGACAGTCTTGCCGCGGCAGGAGAAGTATCCGTTCAATGCCACCTACGACATCGCGGAGACTCCTGTTGATGAGACGGGCGGCACCGTGACGGCAACAGTAGATGACGAAGCCTACGGTTACGGGATCAGTGTTACACTGACGGCAACGCCGTCAGACGGCTGGAGGTTTGTCCGCTGGGAGGGGGATATCGAGTCCTCGGAGGCTACAATTGAGCTGGCTGTGATCGACCCAGAGCGCGAACCCATTCATCCGTTTGGAGCCGGTAGCTCCATTACGTGGCGCTGGCCGCCTCCACCGGAGGAACCAACCATGACATATCACCCAGAAATCATGGCATACGGAGATAGCTTGCCAATGCCCACGAGTAGAACGGAGGTTGGACTTGCGCTAGAAGCGAAATTCGTCTCCCGCCCGATCGTGGCCGTGTTTGAGAAACTGTAAACAATCAACGAAAATCGCAACGCACTATGTAACCGCCCTTCGGGGCGGTTTTTTGATGCGTGAAGTGGGGGGGTCAAATGTGGGCTGAAGCAGCGAACTTTGTCCAAAGCGTCGGTTTCCCGGTATTTGTGGCACTATACGTACTCATGCGCTTAGAGCCCTCTATTAAAGGGCTAGACGAAAGCATTCGTTTGCTCACGATAATCGTTGCCAAAGTCCAAGGTCTCAGCGTTGACGACGTGCGTAGGGAATATGAAGCGGGGGACGTGAGACGCCGGTGACTGGGGAGGTGTTGGTCTTGCCCTGGTGTCCGTGTTGCAAATCGCGATCAAGGTGCAACTGCGGCGTGGGCCTGGTAGACGAGCACGGCCCGGTCGTGGGGCGCCTCGACAGGTACGATTCGCTGTTCCAGTACTATGCTCGCCAATACGACCTGGACTGGCAGCTCATCAAACGGCAAGCTATGGCGGAGTCGTCGCTGGACCCGAAAGCCAAGTCCCCGGCGGGTGCTGTTGGGCTCATGCAGTTTATGCCTGCCACCTGGGCCGAGTGGGGCGAGGGCGATCCCTACGACCCCGAGGCCAGCATACGGGCAGGGTGTCGCTACATGTCGCACCTATACGGATGCTACGGGGAGATCCCGGACGCTGAGGAGCGGTATCGTTTCGCACTCGCCGCCTACAACTGGGGTCGAGGCAACGTTAACGGAGCGCTGACAAAGGTGAGAGGCTGCACGTATGCGGAGTGGGAGGCACAGGGCAGACCACCGGGGCCGTGGCAGATATGGACTAGTGTGGCTAAGTACATGCCAACGGAAACCCAAAACTACGTGCGGCGGATCTTGCCTCCTGGGGAGTGAGCGACCATGCGAGGAGATCCGCTAACTATTGAGATTCTTCGTTTGCGCGACGACGAAGGCCGCACCTTTGAGGAAATTGGCGCACGTCTCAACATGCACCCCGAAGCCTGTCGGGGCCGGTATCGCAGGGCGAAGAAACGAGCGAATCGTAGCTACGCTGACCGTAAGGCGCCTCCTAGCAATCACGACCTGGAGCTATTCTATGAAGCCATCAAGGCGGCGCAGACGGCGCTTGACCGTCTCCAGACCAAGCAAACTGAAGTGACGGTACGTATCAATGAGGACAAGCCATTCGCAGTCGCATGGTGGGGAGACTGGCATATCGGAGCCGTCGGAGTAGATTATGAGACCTTCGACCGACACCGTGAGATCATTGCTGAGGAAGACGGCCTATATTGGATAGGCGCCGGGGACTACAAAGAGAACATCCTGAGCGACGGTCACAAGGGCGCGGGATATCACCAGTTGATACAGCCCGGGATGCAAGACGAGCTTTTGTTGCACTGGATGGACGACCTTGGCCCGTCATGCTTAGCTCTAGTCGAAGGCAACCATGATGCCTGGGACCAGCGCGAATCAGACAAAAGTCTGGTCGAGGCTATGGCAGCGCGTGCAGACGTCGCCTACCTGTGGTACGGCGGTGTCATTTGGATTGAGGTTGGAAACCAACGGTACAAGTGGGCGGCCCGGCACAAGTTTAAGTACGAATCGTCTCTGAACACCACGAATGCGCAGCGTAATCTCAACATACAGGCTGGCGGAGCTGACGTGGTTAGCCTCGCCCATAAGCATTTTGTCGACTTTCACGCTAGACAGTCTGGTGGTCGGAAGACACTCTTCATCCGGTGCGGGACGTACAAGGTGTGGGACGACTACGGCCAGGCAATAGGCGGTTACAAGGGCGAGATCGGTGTGCCGGTCGTCATCTTCTGGCCCGACCGGCGCAAGGTGCTCGGCTTCGACAACTTCGAAGACGGATTGGCGCACCTGCGAATGTTGCGCGGGGAGGAGGTGCGGATAGCGCTGTGACGGACAAACGAAGACCAAAAGAACAGAAGGGACACATACACACTGAGCCATGCCCTCTGTGCGGGACGCCACTCCAGCGCAGAGGGCCTTTTGCTAGGTGCCCAAGGTGCAGTTATTGTGACGGGTGTGCGGAGTAGAGAGGAGCGATCCATCGTGAAGGACATCCTTGACGGAATCCTTTGGGGCGCTGCACTCGGAATCGCATTTGCCGGCGTTATCACATCGATCGCATACATGCTTTTCTAACATGAAAGGAGCGATAGACCATGTGGGAAGATATTCTGATGAGCGTCATTGATGTCTTACTTCCTGCCGTTCTTGGTCTTGTAGGTGCAGCATTGTATTTCGGGACTGTGTATTTGAAGCAACGGGCCGAGGCTATCAAAGACGAACAGCTTCGACAGATAGCGCAGGATGCGATTGACCGGGCCAAGGACGAGGTTTACGAAGCTGTGGTGTACGTGGCGCAGACATACGTTGACGATCTGAAGGCAGGACATGCCGACGGCAAGCTAACACCTGAAGAAAAGGCTGAAGCCTTAGCTCGGGCAAAAGCCGCGTTCAAGGCGCGTATGGGCGAGGCCGGCCTGCGCCAGCTTGCGGAGCTAGTCGGCGACCTCGAAGAGTGGATTCGTACACAGATCGAGTCTGCGGTGTACTCGCTGGGAAAAGCGTCATAGAGTATTATGGATACCACGATGAACCGCGATGGTATCGTGCTGCCGGGACGTGGACGTACACGACAAGCGGCGCCATCGTCCGTGCGGAGCAGATAGCCGCCAGGGAGACAATGAAGGTGGCCGAACAGCTGCGGGAAATGGCTACCAGGCGACCACAGACCGAGCTGCTGACGCCCGGGCCGACGCCAGGCATGATAAGTTTGCGGAAAGAAAAAGGCCTCCTGTGATGGAGGCCCGATTTTCATTTTGCCTCGCGCGCTTGCTCTCTTACATCGCGGTCCAGCTTTTCCTCAATAGCTCTCCTGATCCATATGGTGATGCCAAGGCCAAACGCCTTAAGGCGCACCACTCTGTGCATTTTCTCGTCTAGGTAGACGTTGGTGCGCTTTAGCTCCGCTATATAGATCGCCTCCTCCTTAGTTACCGGGATGAGGCTCCCGGCGGGCCGTAACTCAATGCGTATGGTGCCGCTCAATCCGTGTCGTACCGTCGGGCAGCGCCCACTCGATGACGACATCGAGCGAGCACTCCAGCCGCCGGTCGGCGCAAGGCTCGGTCCAGCGCCGTACCTCGACGGGCCGGCTCGTACGGGTTGCTTCGGCCAGTTTCTCGGCACGGATCTGCTCCAGGCTCGGCCCCTGCGGACGATGCCGGGCCGCCGCCCAGGCCACGGCGTCGGCGAGGGTGAACTCGGTGCCGACAGCTTCGATAAGGTCTCCGGGGAGCAAGTAGCCCCATCCGGACACGTCCTTGCCGATCCGGACTTCCCGGAGCACTCGGATGGCAGCCTGGTCGTACACGGTCCAGCCGCCGAGTATCTCTCCCTCATACCACTTAGCTACGATCTTCGTCTCGCCGGCCCGCAGGGCGGCGACCTCCGCCTCGAAGCGGGCCTTCTCGGCGGCGGCCTTGGCCTCGGCCTCGGCCTTCTGCCGCTCCAGCTCCGCAAGGATTTCAGCCTTGCGGGCCTTGAGCTCGGCGATGACCGCCGCCGGCAGCCGCTTGCCGCCGGGGACGGCGATCTGGTCCGAGCCTACGAGTTGAAGATTATACTTCCGAATGAGTTCTGCAGCCGTCATTGGGCGGCCCCCCTTTCACCTCCAACTATATCGCACACGATCTAGTTTGTCAAGCGTTTTCTTCACGCATTTCTTCGATTTCCCATCGCGCCGCCGGGCCTTTGGTACCTGGGATTGGACGTGCGCCAGCGGGGATAACCCAGTCTCGGCCGATTTTCGTGGCCCCTGGGATGCGTCCATCTTGGCATAGGCGACGCACCCGCATCGGCGTGACGCCCAATTTTGCGGCGTACTCGGACGTCGAGAGAAATTCTTTTGTTTCAGCCATGCCCGTCATCACTCCCAGGCCCTCGAATACGGATGCTTGGCGAATAGCTCCGGCAGCCCCGTATTCTGCTTGAACCGGAGCACCTCGTCTGGGTCCATGCCAAGCTCCTTGGCGATGTCGGTATCCGTCCATCCTTCTCGGATGAGTGTCGCAACCAAATCCGTCATCGGCAGGACACCATGGACGCCTCGGGCCCTGTTGTGCCGGATCGTGGCCGCCATCCGGTCCCGCAGGGAGGCGCGGTCGGATCGGATGACGGTGATGGGAAGGTAGCCGCGCACCCGTTCGCGCACCTTCGCGCTCTCTTTGCCGACGCGATGCCGGTGGAACCCGTCCACAATTGTGTAAGCCTCGCCCTCATCGTAGGCGACAATGGGCTGAGTATAGCCGTCGGACACGATGGAGTGTTCCAGGAGCCGCATCTCGGGCGGCGCTACGTGGTTGGGGTTATAGTCGTTGCCCTGGACTTTTTCACCGGGCACCCAGATGACGCAATCGACCGGCTCCGCCTGGAACGGACTCACCTCATGGAGAGCTTGGCGGATGCGGTTGAGGGCGTCAATACGCTCGGCCTCCGGCAATGTTGCCAGCTCCTGAGCTAGCTTGCGTCCTTGTTCGACTAGAGACTCAACGATGTTATCGAACAGGGTCATGGACTGTCAGCTCCTTCTGCACAATGGTATACTGGCCGCGCTGGGCAACCGGCTCGAAACCGTGCTCCTGGTACAAGGGCAGGCTGCGTGCGTTTACCGTGGCTTTGGCGATGCCGCCGGTCTGCGCGCAGGCGTCAAGTCGTGCCTGAAAGAGCGCCCGGTACACGCCCTGCCCACGCACCTCGGGCGTCACGTAATCGTGCCTGAACTCCCAAGTACCACCCCGCAGCCGAGCCGAAACAAAACCGAGCGTCCGGTCACCATCGACTGCGAGCCACCACGTCGTGGTCTCGTCGCTAGTGATCGGCGCCCCGAGTTCCCGCCGCACCGCGGCCGATGCCAAGAATGGCCCCATGCGCTGCCAGAAGTCACCTTCGCCGTGCTTGTACTGCCGAATCTCCATCGCATAAACCTCCTCACAAATCTGCGTACTTCTCCTTGAGCCGGTTCTTGGCCGCCTCGATCACGTCCTGACGCTGATCGGGTAGCACGAAATCGACGGTGACGGCCTCGATACCGCCTTCCAGGTACCTCTGGTACTGCTCTCGGAGGTAGTCATACACGGGCTGGACAGATTTTCGGACTTTCACCGGCTCGCCAGCCGCCACCCGGTCGTACACATCCGAAACCACATCCTTGATCGGGCCGATGGTAAGAGACTTGCAGTTGAAATCGTTCTTGAGGATCGCCAGGGCAAGCCGACGCCAGCTCGGGAGCCGGGGCCACTGCGTCTGCTGCTTCTTGGCCTCCGTCTCGTCGTCATGGATCATTTCGAGGCTCGGATACCCGTGCCGCATCCACCACTCGAGGAACACAGCGAAGTTGGACAGGTACCGTTCCCGCACGACGTCGGGTAGGGTAGAGAGGAGGAAGAAGGTGTAGCTCTTCCACGTATGCCCAGGCGGAAACCCTAGGCCACGGTGATAGCCGAGCATTTTGTCCCGAGCGTACCGGGCGCCGTAGTTGACGCCGACCACGCGGTCCAGGATGCGGGTCCAGGTCTCCGGTTCCATCTTGTGCCACAGGTCCAGCCCTTTGCGCTGGTCGTCCCCGTAGGGCTGGCAAATGCGCTGCTCGGAAAGCGGGACGCCGGCGAGGTACATGCGATCGTAGATCGGGTTGTATCGGGCACCGGAGTCGTGGATGTACCGCCATATGTCCTCCGTGCGCCAGTCGTAAATGGGGTAGAAGGAGACGACGCGGGGGTCCTTCTCGTCCAGCACGGTGCCCCAACGGATTTCTCGACCGCCCTCGTCGATATAAGCGGAACGTTTCCGCCCATCAGGACGCTTGGCGACGGCCTTGTAGCGGTTTAGGCTTTCATCGCTTCGAATCGCCACTAGACCGGCGTACGACTGGGCGCCGAGGCGCTCCAAGAGCCAGAACGGCCAGTGGACGATGACCTCCTCGAACTCCATCCGGTAGCGGAACCAGGGAAGCTCGTCTGGATCCGAAATGACGCAATCATGCTGCGGCATCGGGCGCACCCAGTATTTCTGCTCCTTGGGGTCCCAGCACACCCAGTGCGGCTGGAACACGCTGACTGCGTTGCGGAGATTGAGCGGAAGGCAGATCCACCATGGTCGTATACGCGGGTCGCCAAGCATCACGGCCTCCACGGTTTCGATGGTGCAGCGATACTGGGCCTCCAGGTCGATAAACAGCACGTCGATGATGCGATCACGACGCCGCGCCTCCTCCAAGGCGAGGTTGAGGAGTACGGTGCTGTCCTTGCCGCCGCTGTAGGAGACGCAGATCACCTCGAAGCGGTCGAAGACGAACCGGATGCGCTCTCGGGCGGCGTCGAGCACGTTGACATTGAGGTACGTTTTGCCTGCCATTCTGATCCCTCACAGTGATTTGATAAGCTTCCTAATACGCTCTCTCGTGCCATCCCTCTTGATGCGCTCAACCTCTTTGCGAAAATCGGTGAGAACATCGCTCTTCGAGGCCAGAGCACGTTGGATGCGATCTTCGATGCCGGCGCCGGTGTACAAGTCGATGTACAACGGCTTTCGCGTCTGGCCGATCCGGTGGATGCGGTCCTCGGCCTGCAGACGCTCGCTGTATTTGAATCCGTTGGCGTAGAAGACCATGTAGCGAGCGGCTGTCATATCCAGGCCATGGCCGCCGACACCCTGAGTCGCGACCAGGAAACGCGCTCGTTCCCGCCACACTGCCAGCGCTTCATTTCGCTTCGCTGGGCTCATGCTGCCGTGTAGCTGCACCACTTCGTCGGTGCCGTATTCGCCGGCTAGAGCCTCCACGATCTGCCGCAGGGCGTAGAGGTACTGCGCCCAGATCACGACCTTCTCGGGTGGCGGGATCTGCTTGACCACGGATAGCAACACCTCGGTACGATAATGCGGCAGCTCCACGACAGTGCCGTCTTTGCGGCGCCAGCGGCCAATGGTGATGCCCTGGAGCGTCGTGAAGAGGCGGAAGATCCGGATACTCTCCCACCATTGGTCGAGCTGACCCCACTCGTCCTCATCAATCGACAGCAGTTCGTCTTTTGCCGCCTCATAGGCTGCGAGCTGGTCCCCGGACATCGGCACGTGGTAGGTCTCATATGTCTTGCTCGGCAGATGCAGGTCGGCCTCGTCTTTTGTGATTTGGTAGACGTAGGGCTGCATCTTGGCCGCAAGGTACTGGGTGTTGTGCGCCCGCACGATCTTGCCGGGGAACCGATCGCTGTACTCCAAATGATTGGCAGCAAAGGAGTAGAAGCTGTTGTATCCCAGGATCTTGGGCGACAAAAAGCGCATCTGGCCGTACAGATCGACATAGCCCTGTGTCATCGGCGTCCCGGTCAGAATCAGGCGGTACCGGGCCCGCTGGCCGATGACGGTGATGCGCTGCGTTCGCCACGCTCTGTGCCCCTTGATGTACGTCGACTCGTCCACAATGCAGAACGTACGATCGGTCACGAGCTGGTTGACGGTGAGGATGACGCGGGCGCTGGCGGACATGCTCTCGATGCCGACGATGTACCAGAGGGCGTCTAGGGGGACGTTCCGCTCGTTCGTGTGGCCGTCGAACACATAGACGGATTCCGGCGGGCAGTTTGTATGCTTGAGGATCTCTGCCCGTATCGTCTCTTTAAGCGACACCGGGCACCACCAAACCACCCGGTCGAGCTTCTGCTGCCGAAGCCGCGCAAGCTCGATCGCCGTTCGCGTTTTGCCGGTGCCCATCTCCATGAACAAGGCGCCGACACGAGAAGGGAGGAGCTTCGCCACGGCGTCCTCCTGGTAGGGGAGGAGGGGCGTGCGGCACGCCCACTCCGTCCTAGTCGTCGCGCAGATCGTCATCGACCGTCACCTCGTCCGGCACCTCCAATGGTTCTGGCACGCGGCTCGGCTTACGCCCTTTGGACGACTTCTTCGGCTCCATCGGCGGGGCGACCAGCTCCGCTTCCTTCGCCGCCTGGGCCGCCTCGACCAGCTCATTAGCTCCAGGGGAGAGGACGAAGCCATACGTCTCGGCGAACCCAACCACGGCCTCGAACTGCTCCGGAGGGACGACGATATATGGCCTGTCCCATCTTGCGCCGGGCAGCCGGCTTGCGACCTTGTAGTAGTCCTCGGACCGCGGCCAGCTGATCGCAAACCAGCCGGCATGTTCGCCTGATGTAAGCTTGATGATCGTGCGCTTCGGCTCCGGCTCGAAATCACCATCGAGGATACGCTGGCGGAGCTGCTGGTCGTAGATGCGGACGGGGAAGCCAGCGGCAAGAAGCCGGTGCCCCGTTTCGACGGCGCGGTCTTCTGCCGTACCAAAGAGTCCAGCCGGACGCCGCCAGACGCTGCCGGTCCATGTGTAGCCCAGTTCAAATCGGATGAGCTTACGGAAGCCCTCGTTCAGTTCATGAAATTCGACCTCGAGCCGCCCGTCCGGCATGATCCGGATCTCGGCCACCGACTCCGTCTTGGGCTGCTCTGGCCGGATCGTGGCTTCGGCCTTGGCCTCCAGGGCGACCGCGGCCTCGTCTTCACGGCACACGGGTTTCATGGTGCCGCGGCGAATCTGCTCCGCCAACAGCTCCATGAGACTGCGAATCGAGAAGTGACGGGCATCGATCCACCAGCGAGCTTCGGTCTGGGCCATCAGCGTGTCGATCAGCATCTGACCCTCTTCTGTGATTTGCTCGCCGGCGGCGAGACCAGCGGCCAACTCGTCGTCGAGCTCCTTCATGATGCGGGCCCGGATCGACTCCGCCCAGGCAACTTGCTTCTCAGTGCCGATGAGCGGCGGCAGGCCCATCTCCCGGTTCTTGGCGGCTGCTTCGGCATTGCGGCGCTGACGTTCCGCCTCTTCGCATTCCGGGCACAGTTCCTCGGCCAGCTTCTTGAGCCGCCATTCGCGGTGACGACCAGGGCCATAGATCTGGTGCGTTGCCTGGTGTCCACACCTGTGTGTTACCGTGTATTGTGCCATGTCCCTCACTCCCTCGCCACCATTATAGCGCACGCGATATAGTATGGCAAGAAAAAGTTGGCTCTAAGTACCTGGAGCCAATTAACCTGTTGGGGTGAACAAAGCGTTATTAACCGTTGGCGGGAATATTACTCCTGCCAGCTTCCGTTCTCCCGCACAACACGTGAATCCTCTTCGTCCTTGCGTCCTTCGATCCACAGACCGCACTCCCACCCAAAAACGACCGCCCCAGGAGGCGCAGGACGCGAGTTTGAAACATGGTCGCTATGTTTACCTATCCACGTCGTAAAAATCGATTGTAGGGCCTGAAAATGCGTCCATGGAGATCGCACGCCGAGCAAAGCTAGTAATTTATCCTTCTAGAAGAACACTTGTTCCTAAATGCCCGGAAAATATTATTTCTGGGAATAATTACCTACCAAAAACCGCCCTAGCGGGCCACTATTCGACTGGTCAGTATAAATATACGGGATCAAATGCATAGAAAAGGTCTCCAGTGTCAGCAGGAGTCAATGCTACCATAGTTGAAATTGGAAATGCAAAAGCCGCCGGTGCGTCGGCGGCCCTTGACCATGGTTGCTTAGAAGGAGTCGGGACGATGACTGGCGGGTCGGGCTCCCGTACCCCCTCTTGTGCTGTATGTGGCTGTCATCTTTTATTCTACCACAGACAGCAGACTCCTTCTAGCCTAAAGGAGTTTTTGCTGTGCACACGGACGATCTCCTATTCGAATTTGAAGACGACGGTTTAGACGCCGGTTTCACCACCGTCCAGAACCTTTTTATCACCCACTTTATGCCCAAGGCCAAGGGGAACTATGTCAAGGTCTACCTCGCCGGCCTCATGCGCTGCTACGGATCTAAGGCGGAACAGTGGGCATCGTATCAGACCATAGCCGAGGAACAGAACGTCAGTGTAGACGTAGTGAAACGAGCGTGGCGCTACTGGGAGAGCGTCGGCCTTGTCCGGCGTATCCCCCGCTATCTCAAGGACACCTCGAATCCAGACGACTACCGCACCGAACCCGACACCGAATACTGCCACCAGACGTCCAACGTGATCCGATTCAGACGGGATCTTCGCCCGCTCGTAGAACATTCGTTCTCCGGGGGGCAATTCTGCCCTCCCCCGGGGGGCAATTCTGCCCTCCCCCGGGGGGCAAAACTGCCCCCCAAAGAAAGACAAGATGAAGAACAACAAATAGAAGAAAGACAAGACAAGACAGTCAGGTCTGGTCGGGTTCTCTCTGTGTTTGAGTCACACATAGGATATACGCCTACCAAGTCAGAGGTGCGGGTCCTAAACCAGCTCGTTGAGGCGTACGACGAATGGTGGGTCGAGTGTGCGATCAGCGAGTGCATGATCCAGTCTGATTTGCAGCGTATAAAGTCTCCCCTACGCTACATCAAAGGTGTGCTGGAAAACTGGTCTAAGGAAGGGATGCGAATGACAGACGTGCTAGAACACCTGCAACGATTAAAGGAGGCCAAACAGTGATCATAGCGATTGCCAATCAAAAAGGTGGAGTAGGCAAGACAACTACGACGGCGGCCCTTGGCGTCAACCTAACCCGCATGGGCTATCGTGTGTTAGCTGTTGACGCCGACCCGCAAGCCAATCTGACCACAGCTTTAGGCGTACCACAAGAGGACGCCGTGGACCGCCCAAATCTGTTCACGATCGTGGAAGAGCTGGATGCACCAGAGACGGCGCCAGTGGAGACACCGGCGGGCGTGTGGCTCATCCCCAGTATCAACGGTCTCGCCCATGCCGATCTACATAATAAGATGGATCGGGAACGCATTCTCACGCGTCTGCTTGGACCGATTGCGGATAGGCACGATGTGATCCTGATCGACTCACCCCCTACTCTCGGTCTGCTGACAATCAACGCACTAGCGGCCGCCGATACGGTGATCGTACCGACACAGACGGAAGCGTTCGCCGTGGATGGATTGGCGCAGCTCATGGATACGATGGACGCTCTGCGCAGATATGAGGTCAATCCTCGCTGTGAGATTGGCGGCGTGGTACTCACTATGTACGATGGGCGCCGTAACTTGGACAAGCGGGTCTCGTCTGTCATACGTGAGACGCTTGGGGATGTAGTGTTCAGTACCACCATCCCCCGCGATGTGCGACTGGCCGAGTACGGCGAGACGGGCGACACAGCTCTTATAGAGGGGGAATCCCAGGGTGCTGCAGCTTATCGAGAACTCGCAAAGGAGGTGGCCGACAGATGGTTGAGGACATGAGCAGCCGGCTTCGAGATAGCCTCTTGCGTCGCAAAGAAGCTACGTCGGCAGGTTCGGACCAAACGAAGGATGTGCGCAGCGACGGTGCGACGGACGCTGCTACGCCGCCAGCAACGGACAAAGCGACGCGCGATGCGACGGAGCTTGCGACACGCGCAGGTTTGCAGCCGCGTACTCAAGAGGCTACGGTGCGACGCGCATACACTGTCTTTACGAGGCAGGACGAATTGTTGGCCGATCTGGCCCGTGAACTTCGGACGGACAAGAGTGACGTGCTGCGGCAGATTATTGATGCGTGGCTGGCGATGCATTAAGCAGGCGACGCCGCCTGCTGCTATGCACTGTCGCACCGTCGCACCGCTGCGACGCGGCGGCGTGGCGACGTTGCGATGCGCCGTGCTACGCGCGTCGCAAGCACGGTACTCGTAATTGTGACAGATTAGCATAGTTTGCCGATGGTTAAACCTTGTCGTACCTGGTGTTTTATGGTAAACTGTCTATACTGGAGTCGAACATGAGTTCTCTGCGTTCACACACTACAACGGGGATGAGGGGTGTCCGGCAACCGATGATGTCTTCATCGCACTATTGTCCGAATTGTCGTCACGTTACCGTTTGCCTTGGTATCCCCCGGCACTGCGAGCTGTGTGGCATGCCGATCAGGGCAGAGGCGGCACGCCGTGCCTCTGAAGTTCATCTGCATCCATCCACCAGAATGTCCGAGCGCCGCATGTCTCGCAAAAACGAGCCGATGACACATTTCTATGGCGATCTGTCCCAGAGCATAGGTTGTACAGAGGATAGGCGCACATAGGGCAATAAATAGCCCTATCGCTGTACCCATTGTATTTGCAGCGAGGACATGCCAAAGCCCGACCTCGTTCATCGACGTCTGGTACAACATTGCCGGTCACCGATCCGTCGCCAGGTTGTCCCCTATTAGTGGCGAACAAACCGTCAGGTATATAGTCATTGTCCCAAAACTGTTCGGGTGTGACGCCGAACACCTCGTATAGTTTCATTAGTCTTTGCGTCGTGGTACCTTTCCGGCCCCCTTCCCAGTTTTGGACCTGGGATCTGGATACCCCCATTGCCCGGGCAAAGTCCTCTTGAGTCCACCCTTTCAGCGAACGAAGTTCAGCCACTCGTTTCCCGAATTGCTTTAGATCCACCCTCTGTCACCCTCCTGACAAGACTGTATGACAAAAAGTGATCATCGACAACTTGACCTTTAGTACAGGTCCGGTCATGACCTGGAGTAAGCCTTGACCATAGTATGCAAGGCTAACTAGGACCAAGTGAACACTTTACGTAAGCGAACGCCCTTTTGGTGTTGACAGGAAGCTCACTTTTGGTCTACACTTGGTATTGACGGGAGGTGATACGGTGTGAGGGAAACAGTGGTTTTTCCTGTAGACCTACAATCAAAAAGAAAGGCGTTGAAAAAGACTCAGGAAGAATTTGGCACACTTTTAGGCGTCACTCGATCACAGGTTCAAAAGTACGAGGCTGGACATCGCACTTTGCCCACCGATAAAGCCTGCGAAGCAGCGATGATACTCGGAGGACTAACTCTGCGCTACAAAGGCGTGGAGCTAGAACTCCGAGTTAAGCAGGAACCTGAACAAACCCGGACTGTCGGAGCGAGTAAAGCGTCTGCTCTTGAAAAGATGCTCGCTACATCGAACGAGATGCGAGATTTTGTGGAGCACACGCAAGAAATGCTCCGATCCATGAGTGCCATCATACTCGGTAGCGACCAAGGGTGCCAAGCAATACGCAAGGCGACCAAAGAGGGGTACGAGGCACAGGTGTTCCTGAGCTCGTTCCTTAACAAAGTAGCTTCCGAGTACCCGGAGGAATTTGCCGCCGGCATTGCCGACGCCTACGTAGAGCTGGCCAAGGTGATGGGCGGTGCGTCTGGCGCAAATGGCAGCGATCGGAGGGCTGAGCATGTACAGCTGGTCTAGTGACCACCTCTCGGGGTGGTCGGTGATGCTGCTGAGTGTTGTGCTGGTCTGGTTCGGCATCGCAGTCATGACCCTGTCAATGCAGCCCTCGCCGTCGCACGACCTGGTGGAGGTCGTCGTCCAGCCGGGCGACACCCTCTGGAGCCTGGCTCGCCAGTACGCCCCGGGCATGGATCCCCGGGAGGCTGTCTACATCATCAGGACGGTAAACGACGGGCTAGATCCGGCACTGATCCGGCCGGGAGACGTGGTCCTGGTGCCAAGGGAGGTGACGGAAGGTGACTCAGGCGGCGAGTATCACCAAGCAGCAGCTCGATGAGATCAGGGCCGAGTGTGATCGGCACCTGTACCATGCACTCTGGGAGCTCGGACTCGGGCAGCTGACTGGATGGGACCCGGACGAGCTTGATGAGTACGAAGAGCTGCTGGATAAGTCGGTGGAAGGTGTCGTCGGCTACGGCTGGACGCCGATAGTGGCGGCTCGGCTGACAGCAGCGCATAGGGCGGGGCTGAGCGGTCACAAGGCACTCAGCTTCGCCGGGGAGGTGTAAGACATGACGATAAGCTACAGCGATCTGATTCGCATATCCCACGCCTTGAAAACCGCCCTCAAGGATTATTGGAAGCCTGGGATCGACAATCACGGGCAGCTGATCGAGGCGGTAGGGCGTGTGACTGAGGATCTGGATCGCCTGATCGACGAGCAAGTAAAGGCCGCCAGGGAGGCGACCCCGACGGCCATCAAGCAAGTGTGATCTCTCGCCACTCCTATTGTACCAGGAGTGGCCTCCAAAAACAAGCAAAGGAGGCTGCAACATGGGTCACGATTTGGACACCCACCGAGACGAGTTTCTGGATCACGTCGAACACCAAATCCACGCCGAGGTGCAAGACGACGAGCGTGGATTTGAGATCACCGACGACAGTTTAGCCGATTGGGCTATCCGTAAGATCGCCCAGGCTCAGCAGCGTATCGAGGGTCGCAAACAATTTGTGGAGACCGAGATCAACCGTCTGCGTGAATGGCAGGAAGCACAGGACAAGAAGGATGAGCAGACCATCGGGTTCTTCACGGCGGCGCTGCAGTCCTACTTTGAACGGCTGCGTAGGCACGGTCTTCTCGGCGACCGAAAGAGCTACAGCCTGCCTCACGGCACACTGCAGGTGCGTACAAACAGGCCGCGATGGGCCAGGGCAGACGTAGATGCCCTCACAAGATGGGCGTCGGAGCGAGGATTAGTTCGCACTAAAGTCGAGCCGGCATGGGCGGACATCAGCAAGCATCTGCGGCCGACAGGCGACTACCCTGGCGCTGGAGCTCTCTATGTGGATCCCGAGACGGGCGATGTGGTAGATGTGCCGGGCGTGACACTCGAGTCGCCGGCAGACGAGACATTTACGGTTAAACCGGAGGTGATCTGACATGGCGTTCGTGTTTCAGAAGGCTACTAAGGCACAGCGGAAGGCTCGCATAGGCATTGTTGGCCCGAGCGGATCGGGGAAGACGTACACGGCGTTGACGATCGCAGCTGGTTTGGCGGGGCCAGGCGGGCGGATCGCCTTGATTGACACGGAGAACGCCAGCGCTTCGTTGTACGCAGATCGGTTTGAGTTCGATACGCTTCAGCTCGACACGTTCTCCCCAAAGATATACGTGCAGGCTATCCGGGCGGCCGAGGCGGCAGGATACGACGTAGTCATCATCGATAGCCTTTCACACGCATGGGCTGGTAAGGATGGTGCACTAGAGCAGGTAGACAAAGCGGCAGCCCGCTCCGGAGGGAACAGCTTCGCAGCTTGGCGTCACGTCACACCGATGCACAACGAGCTCGTCGACGCCATTGTTCGCTGCAAGGCACACGTGATTGCCACGATGAGGGCAAAGACTGAGTATGTGGTAGATCGGGACGAAAAGACCGGAAAAACCGTGCCACGCAAGGTAGGACTCGCACCCGTCCAGCGTGACGGGATGGAGTACGAGTTCGATATCGTAGCGGACATGGACCTTGAAAATCGGTTCATCGTCTCAAAGAGCCGTATGGAGTCCCTGTCCGGGGAAGTTATTACGAAACCGACAGCGGAATTGGGCGACCAAATCCGTGCCTGGCTCACTGACGGCGCACCGGAGACGCCGCAACAGCCCACGGCGCCGCAAACGGAGCCAGTGCAACTGCAGCAACCACAAGCGACCCCCGCGCAAAGTCATCGCAAGGCGCAAGCGAACGGCAACGGCAATGGAAACGGCATCAACATCAACAACCTCATGGCGACAGCCCGGGATATCGGCTGGACCAACAAGGAGCTCCTGCAAGCGGCAGCCCAAGTGCGTGCCGATGGGCAGGCGTCACTCAGCGGATTGTCGCCAGAGGAGTACAAGCGCCTTGAAGACATGGTAATGGGCGTTCCGGCAGATGACGCTCCGAAGATCCAAGACAAGAAGGTCAGCGAGTCGAGGGCAGACACCACGCTTTTCTAGTCCCCTCCAACCGGTTGGCGGGCTCCGGCCAAAAGCCCGCACTGGCGTGACTATTATCCGGTGGTGGACGACACATCGGAGGGAGGTGATCACCACGGCAGCCCGAGCTAAGCGCCGAGAAGACCTAGACGCAGCGATCCGGGCTACAGCGCACAGCCGCCGATGATCGCCGCAGGCGGGAGGCGAACCTTCCGTGCAGGCAGACTGGGGGCCACCTGCCGACAAACAACGCCCCCACCAAAGCAGGCACTGAACAGCCTGCGAGGACAGTCTCGTTGCACACCGTGACAAGGAGGGTAGGGATCAACAGCGGTCACCACCTGGCAGCGTGGTGGTCCCAACGCTGCGGCAGGGAATGGCAAAACGGGGCCTTGAGACGGAGAGTGGAGACGTTGGCGGGTAGGTCGAACCCGCCCAACGTCGCCAGGGTCCTCTACGGCGGGCCTTGGCGAGGTTGCAAAGGAGGATTCAGCATGTACGAAATGTGTGAGTTGGAGGAGGTGGCACAACATGCGTGACCGGTGGACTGACATCATCGTCACGCCGTGCGGGCACCGGCAGCGCTATGTGGCGCCTCGGCCAGAGTACAGGTACCTGCACCACAGCCATCTGCTCGGTGACGCGTGCCTGACGTGCCGGAGAGAGGGGGTCATACGCAGCGCAGACGGCGTGATCTGCCGGGTGCAGACTGGCTACAGTACACCGCCGCCGGTGGAGCAGACGACCCGGCCAGCGCGTAGGCCTCGGAGGCGGGAGACGCTGCTGGAAGTCGAGCTGGTGGAGACGACGGGTGACGAACCCGGTTTGTTTGACGGCTGGTGACGGCTGGACGCAATACGTAGCATTATGTTGCCCCCATGTGGGGACGGGATATGCGGGGGAGGCGTAAACGTGGGTACAAGCCCGCAGCTTGAACAGGGGTACATGCGCATCGCCAACGAGGTTTGGGAACAGGTCATGATGCGAGACTTCACCAAACGCCAGAGGGCCATCCTGGACCTGATCCTTCGCCTCTCTTGGGGATGCCAAAAGAAGACGGCTAGGATACCACACCAATCTGATTTCGAGCTTGTAGGCGTAGGTAGAACGCATATAAAGAAAGAGCTCGAATGGCTGGTGGCAGCCCGGGTGATCTTTTGGGACCGAGACCAGATGTTGTTCGAGTTCAACAAGAAACACACCGAATGGAAAGTTTCGCTTGTGCGCGGGTACGATTCCGATAGGCTCGCAGACTTGGTCGCCATCAACTTGTACGGGGCAGAGAAGTCAGAACCCGCGGAAAAGGCGCAGTTACCAAAACAGGATCACGATGTTACCGATTCGGTAACCGACGAGTACCAAAATGGTAACATGGAACATTCGATCGGTTACCAAAACAGTAACAGGGGTGTTACCAAAACAGTAACACCTACACCCGTCAAACCGCCTAGCCATGCGCCTTTCCGGCCGCCTAAAGACAATATTAAAGACAATACTATCTATCTATCTAACTCCGAGGACCCCATAATTCAATCTTTTCATGCTCAAGTAGGGATCGCCGGTCCGGGACAGCTCAACCGACTGCGATTCTTCACTGAGGAACTGAGGATGCAGCCTGAAGTAGTGGCCGAAGCTGTAGCCGAGTACGGCCGCAAGTTCAAAGAGGACCCCACAACACCATTCGCCTATCTGGAGAGCATTCTTCGCAACTGGTACAACGCCGGCATACGTACTCCGGAGGACCTTTATGACCACCGGCGTCCGAGGGGCAAGTCGGCGCGCGGTGACCCTGAGGAGGACGACTTCATAGCGCGTCTTGATCGGGTCGCAAAGAAAGTGCAGGCAAAGGAGGGGACGGGCTCATGACGATTGACGAGGCGAAGCACATCTTCCAGCGTCTGTGTGTCACATTCCGCTATGAGAAAAAAATGAAAGACGAGGAAATGGAAGTCTGGCTTGATCATCTGCGCACTGTGCCGTACGAGCTGGCAGACAGAGCCGTTTGGGAAATCACCCGTTCTCCCAAGTTTCGGTTTATGCCCCGGGTCGGTGAATTTATCGCCTACGTAGATGAGATCCACAACCAGGGGGCGCCAAATGCCATCGGTGTCGTTGGTAGATCTGCATCGGTAGATCGCTATGGAATCTGGCGGCAAGACCAACTCGTTGCCATGACCGACGAGGAGTACTGGCGGTATCTGACTGAGCCCGAGTACCGTGACGAGTGTGAGCGTAGATGGCGGCACGAGTGGGCCGCAATAGGAGGGTAAAGGCATGATCAGCGTTATCGGTATGCAAACGAGACCTGGCCACATGCCGGTTCCGATCGCAGCTCGGGAGGCGTCGGACACACCGACTATGCTACGGGTGTCGATTGAGGAAAGACGAGTGCTGGAAGACAACCGGGCCGGCCTTGAAGATCGGCTGCGGGAACGAGCGCAGAGGGAGGCTGAGCAGAAGATGGCAGCAAGCAATAAGAGGCTGAACAGGCAAGATGTGCTGCGCCTTGTCGTTGAGGAGGGAATAGGAGCCTCCGAGGCAGCGCGTCGTCTCGGTGTAACCAGGGAGACCATTGCCAATCATCTGCGGCGTGGGGTCGAGTACGGCGAGATCGTGCGTGTTGGACGCGGCAAATACGCTTGGGCAGATGGAAAGGAGGCACAGACGGACGTGAGCGAGGACAGAGCGCGCGAGGAGATCGAGAAGGCGCTTGATGTGGCACACGAAAACGTCAGCACGATGGTCGAGGATCTTGCTCATCAGATAGCTGAGCAAGGCCGTAAGCTCAGTGAGCTTGCGGAGACGGTCGTTAAGTTGCAACGAGACGTGTCGGCGTTAGACATAGATGTGCAGGAGCTGCAGCGATGCGCTTCTGGACGAGATCGAGGCGCTACGGGCAGCCGTCATCAAGCAGGGGGAGGGTCTGTGATGATGGAGCTGAGGGAGGGGATGGACGTGGCAAATAGGGTGCGCTTCTACCTACGGCGCGTCACGGACTACGCCATG